TCTAATTGACCACTTGCCGCTTCTTTCTGAGCAATTACACCATCAGGTGATGTTCCATCATAAACTTCAATCTATCCTGTATTGGTATTCATTTTACAAGGGAATGTAATTCCATCAGGCCCAAATCTGTTTTTCATTATGTGAGCTCGAGCAGTATCATTTAGTTTATCTTTTGATTTTCTACTCCAACTCATAATGAAATCAGCATTCATTACTTTTGCATAAGAATCAGCAATTTTATCAGCCTCAATAACTTCTGAATCAATAGCCGAGCGGTTGGTTTGAGATGCAGTCCATACTGGTATTTCCAATTCTCCACTCATTCCTCGAAGGTCGATATATACTCCCCCTTGCTCTGCATAAGTAGAGTCTGACTTATTTGAGTGGGAGAGTAAAAGGTCAGCGTAATCAACTATGATAACATCGGGCTTGTTATCTAACGTAACCATTTTCTCAATATGTTGCTGTAACTTCTTTACCGTAACACCTTTTGGTGGGAAATATTTAATTAAAAGTTTCCCTTTGAGATTGGTGATTTTCGCTTTAACCTCATCTTTTTTATCCTTCAATTCTGCCGAGGGAGTACCAGTAAACACAGTATCATATCGAGCACCTACATAGTGTTCTGATAATTCCATTGTGTAATGTACTACACTCAAACCTTGCCGAACGGCTTCTGCACCAATTGCGGTGAGAATCCATGTTTTACCAACACCCGAAGGTGCTACAACTACTCCCAATTCACCTGGTCCTAATCCACCATCCATTAAATCGTTGATAGGTTGCCATTTTGTTGGAACAGTTGTTCTTTTTAAATCTTGTACTCTTTCATCATAATCTTCAATATAATCCATACCCAAGTTGTTTTCTTGACCAACCTTCATAGCTCTATCTACTAAATCTTTGATTCTATCATAAGAACCAGCCTTTAGTAAATCAACTGATTGTAAGATTACACCTTTAAGATTTTGATTGATACAGAAGTTTGTGAATTCGTTTTTTATATAATCCAAATCTACATTACCAACTTGAGTGAAAACATGACGGAGTTGTTCAACTACCGTTTTCTTTAACACTTCATTATCTACTTTTGATAATTGCGATTTGAATACATCCAATGTAGGAGGTTTTCTGTACACTTCATGATATTCAAGTATCTCAGATACAATCCACTTGTTAGCATCGTTCTCAAAGAACTTAGGAGTGGTTATTTCACTAATTGTATCAAGAAACTTGGTATCAGTAATAAGTGCAGAAACTACTTTACTTTGAAATGATTGCCCGTATTTCGATAAAGTATCTATTTGTTCTTGCATTGACTCTTTTTTAAAACTGATACAAATATACGAAAATTATTTGAGAATACCAAATTAATCTGTAATTAAATTTCCAAATGTTGTTTTTAACCAATCATTGATATCCCCAAAGTTTCCGATTACTTTGTATTTTAAGAGGATTTTCATAAAATCCATTTTGTTTAGTGGTTGGATTTCTTCGTTGAATCTATCTAAAGTTTTCATTTTGATTTGACCCGATATATCAACATCATCCAATTGCATCAAATCTTTATTTAATAAGATTTGTCTTTTTGATTGAAGAATATCTTTGTAGATTTTTATCTTACCTTTTGTTTCTTCTATTTTAGTTTCACATAAATCAAATAAATCATCTACTGATAATTTATCTTCACCTGTTATTTCAGGAAATCTCTTTACCAATGTTTTGATTCCACATCCATAAACACCAGGTATATTATCTGATTTATCACCATCTAAAACTCTGTAAAGTAAAAGGTTTTTAGATTCTATTCCATATTCTTCTTTTACCAAAGATTTATTATACATCTTCTTTTTGGTGGGTGACCAGACGATGGTAGTATCATTAACCAATTGAAGGAAATCCTTATCAGTTGACATTATCACCGCCTGCTCATCTTCTTTTAAGATTTGGGTTGTTATATAAGCCATTATATCATCAGCTTCTACTCCATCATAAATCATGGTAGTAAGAGGTAATCCATGCAACATTTCATTTAACCAAACGAATTGTCTTTTCATAGATTCCCTCTCATCTTCATCATTCATCAAGTCAGCATAAGCTCTATTAACTCTAAGTTTATTCTTATCTCTTTGAGCTTTATAATTACCAAATACCTTTTTTCTTCTTTGGGAGCCACCTTTCCCATCAAATACTACAACAACACGAGTTGGTTGAGTTTGTCTAATGGCATATCCAATAGATTTGAGAGCACCAGTTACACCACCAACATGGTCACCATCATCATTCATTGTAGGAATGGATGACCAGCATCTGATAAATGTATTTAGACCATCAATAATTAATACACGAGAATTCTTGTGTCTATTGATATTCTGGTCTCGGTCTTTCTCAACCGAATCTAAAATGTTTTTGTAGAGTTCTTTCATGTAAGAAGTTCTTTGTTATCTGATGTACTCTCATACACATTAAGTGCTTCTAATCTATCTAAAGAATCAGCAAGTAAAGCAAGTGCTTCCTCGGCATTCTTGTAGAAATCTTCAGTAGAGTGGTCACCAATACCAACTGCCTTCTTGTCTAATAAATCAAGAGATAAAAGTGCCTTGGCTTTATCAGCCTCAGCACTTTTTCTCAACATTGTAACTAATTTACTCATATTGAACTTTTAATCATTTTCACCAGCACCTTCGGTATCAACTTCCATTGAATCAATATCAAGTGTATCTGATTTATATTGTAAGATTGTTTCTTCACATATCTTTTTATAGATTTGTTCCTTAACATCTTCTCTTTCATCCATCAAAGGAATAAAATCCTTAGATTGGAATTTCAGTTCTTCACCTGTTTGTGTATCAATGTAAGTGTACCAAGCACCAGCCTGTTTAACTAATTTGTTTTCTTTCATGACTCCTAACCATGAACCATAATTATCGATTCCTCTATCAAAGTAAATTTCAAAATCTGCCGCTCTTAGAGGTGGCCCCATTCTGTTTTTAATTACTTGACAACGAACCTTCATTCCAACAACCTTATCTTGGCCGTTTACCTTTTGTTTGATTTGTCCCATATTCTTCAATCTCAATCTTACAGAGGCATGGAAAGCAAGAGCTTTACCACCTGAAGTTGTCCATGGGTCACCAAACATTGCATTCATCTTTTGTCTTAACTGATTTGTAAATATCAAAGAGATTTTCTGTCTACCAATCATATTGGTAATCTTTCTCATCGCCTTTGATATGATAATCGCTTTATCAGTAGCATATCCATCTTTACCATAATCGGCAGCCAATTCATTTTTGGTTGATGCTGCGGCAACAGAATCTACTACGATAGTAACTAATTTATCTTTTTCAGTTTCTCTAACTTTTTCAATGATTGTTTCAGTAAAATCAAAGATTTGTTCAACCGAATCTGCTGATACATAAAGAAGTTTAGATACATCCACACCGATAGCTTCTAAAAATTCTCTACTTACTGCAGTTTCTGTGTCAATCAATACCGCAACTCCACCTTGTTTCTGTGTTTCAGCTAAAAGGTGTGCTGATAGTAGTGATTTACCACTTTGTTCCAAACCAGTAACTTCTGTGATTCTACCAACAGGCAAACCACCATAAGGGCGATTGGAAATGGCAACATCTAACATAGCACATCCAGTCGATATCCACCCATCTACATTTGTAGGTGCAGTATCATCATCTAAGAAAAATGCTACCTTAGAATCTTTTGATTGTTTGTTTAGCTCACCCGCAAGGATGTCCGCTAAATCCATTTCTTTTTTCTTCGCCATTTAGTTTGGAATTAATTGTTAAACAAATCATCAAATGCTGCTGCTACATCATCAGTTTTCTTTGAATCTGAAGTTGTAGTTTCTACTGAACCACCCATGTCATATGAGGGAGTAGTTTTAGTTGAAAGTGTTTCTTGAGATGCTGATGTTTCATCAGATTCATTCTCACCACTTGGATTCAACCAACCTTCTAATACTGATTTTAATTCATCATAAGATAATTCAGAATATAAATCTGTAATTTCAGTTTGTGATTCAATAAATGCAGTTGCTCTTTCAGCATCTTCACTTACTGGTGATGTTGATGGTTTAACTCTAATAGTAGTAGTTGGATAAGTAGTACCAGCTTCTTCTGCTGATTTGTATTCGATTGTTAAATCTCTACCAGCAGTTGGGTCAGTAATATCACCGTAATCTGGGTCAGCAATGTAACCAAGAATTTCTTGATATACTGTTTTACCAAATCCCCAAAATCTAACTCCTTCACCTTCTTCACCTCTTACAACAACAGGTACGAAAGTTCTTAACTTAGGCTCCATAGCCTTCGCCGCTTTCCAATCATCTTTATCACCCATTCTTTTTAATTTATCTGCAAACTCTACAATAGGGTCTGGTCTACCAAAAGATTGTGGTGAAAGATAAGTTTTGTTGTTAATGTTGTAGTGAAAGTAAAGTTCAATGAACGGATTATCTTTGTTGAACTTATAGGGAACGATTCTTACTTGATGTTTCCCTGGTGTTGGTTTCCACAAAGCATCTGTTTTTCTTTGTGTGTTTTGTAGTTTGTTCAGTCTACTTCTGATTGCATTAATGTCTAAAGCCATAATTACTCCTTTTAAATGTTATTAATTAAATTTTTAAGTTTAAATTTTGAGTGCTAAACTAACAACACTCGGTGTATATATAAATATAACAAAACCCAA